TAGATTTCTTTGTGTTCTTCACCGTAACGAGCGTACTCCATACCGAACAAGGCGTTCAGGCCGGGGAGCAACTCTTTCAGCAGTTGTGCGCGTGAAATAGCCATGATTTAAGCTCCTTATTAGGCAATGCCAAGTGGGTTGAGGTACATGTGACCGCCGTTAGTAACGCCTTCAGCATTGATGCTAGGGGCATTGAACTTGACGATAACTTCAGGGTACAGCGTGGTGCCGCCGGAAACATAGGCGGTGTCAGGGACAACGTCGATGATTCGCAAAGGCAAAGTGGCTGTCACGTCGGTGTTATCCAACATGGCATCACGAGAGTTACCAGTAGCGGTAACGCCGGTGTTTTGAACCAACGCTGCATTGTTGCCAATGGCTGCGTATTCAATGCCGGTGATAACGGTGGTACCAGACACAACAGCAATTTTGAACAACTGGTCAGGATCATCACCGATATAAGCAGTAATGTATGTACCGGTTGGCGCGGTTGTGTTAGCGGGGAAGTACTGCGCGAAGATGGTCTGACCTTGAGCGTTCACGTATGAACAACCCAAGAACACACCAGCAAAACCCGTGGCGGGTGCAGTGCTAGTTTCAGTGGTGTTGACGATGGTACCAGTGGTTGTCAGTTTGACAGGGTCACCGTAGAAAATGCTGGTGTTGTAACCACTAGCAATACGACGTTGACGAGTCTGACCAGCAAACACCTGACCGCCAATCAAATTGATTGGCTGCAACCCGTATGGGGCTGAGACAGTTGGATAAGCCATTTAAGGACTCCTAGAAAATTTAAGAACCGGGGCCGAAAGTAACCTTGGATTTCTTCTCAGAGAAAAGGGGCATCCTTGGATCACTATCACGAAGGAAATTGTTGTCCACTGATTCCATTTGAGCCTTGTTCTGGTTAGCGTAATACGCTGCCCGTTGTTCCAAGAACTCTGATGGGATGCGGCAGAGCAACAGACCACCCACCTCAATGCCACCTTTAAAGGGGCCGTCGGCAGTAGCGTGCATCATTAGCTCGGGGTACTCTTCCGCTTTCACGGGTTCGTAGCCTTCGCGGAACTTGGAGGAGCGATTGCTGGCGTCAGTCTGACCCATCATGCTGATGCGCACCCATCGGTGCGTCCAACCGGGACGGGGATCAGGGCTTGGTAGAGTCTCCGGTGGTCTCCACGCTGTTGGGCGCTGAGTCATCATTCGGGTATCCACGTCACGCGGTGCGCGATTTTGAGCTTTTACTTGATCCATTATTCACCTCTCTTCAGTTGAGCAACCTGTTTAGCGTATTCTTCCAATGGCACCCCAAGTCTGCGAGCAATCGCGGCTTCTGATGCCTTCAACTTAATACGGTTAGGTGGGGTACTTCGGGTAGCCGGAGCCACTGGCGAAGTAATTTTTGTTGCACGGCGGGGCGTATCGTCCTCATCCGGATCTGACTATCTTGTGGAGGAGTCGTCTTCCTCATAGCTCTGGTCACTATTAAAGTGCTCAGGAAATCTTTTGCGCATCGTTTTGTCGATGGTTTTGAAGTACTCTTCAGTACCTACATAGTCCGCACCATACTCCCTTTGTAAACGCTTGTCAATACCCATAGCGGTCATTGTCATTTCTTCGTCTACACCCCACCAATCGCTGTTGGTTTGAACCCACTTTTGGGTACGTGGAGTTAGTTTGGGAGCCTGCTGCTTAGTAGGTGTCTCAAATTCCTTGTCTTCCACCTCGATAGGCTTCATGCCGGAGGCTTTGTCCATCTTGAGCGTGGCCTTGGCGATTTCCGCTTGGGCTTCCGCCAAAGCGTCTACGTCACCAGCTTCATAGGCTTCCTTGTAAGCTTTCTTGGCGTTAACCAATTCAACTTCCGCAGAGGACTGTGACTGCTCAATAAAGGCTTTGCTACCGGTAGCAAGCTGCTGTTGAAGGCGTTTGTTTTCCTCGTACACCTGCTTTGCATATGATTCAGCGGCTTCCCGCTCGCGCAGGGCTTCCTCTTTGGCTCGGCGCTCGTCGTGGTAACCACGGGTGAACTTCTTGATCCGTTGCTGGACCTTTTCGTCATACGAGGAGAGTTCATCGTCGGTCGGGTCTTCCACGGGTTCTTTCATGGGCTTGCGGCCACGATCTTCCGGTGGGGTATCGTCCTCGATCTCTACTTCAAACTTGTCTTTAGCAGCAGCCTTAGCTTCCTTTTCATCAGGAAACTCATAAGCTTCTTCTTGCCCAAACTTTTGTGTTGCCATGTATTACTCCTTATGCAGCTCGTGTGATGCCACGGGGGTCTTCCACAACTGCTTCAATCGAGTCATCGTTGATGATGCGAAATTCGCGGCCATGAATCTTCAGGCGGGTGCCTGAATTGGGGCGGACGATGACGAAGTCACCTTCCTTGCAGCTCGGCCCACTGGGGAACCGGGTAGTGTCTTTGTAGGCGTCGGGGCCTAGTTTGACCACGAACAGCACTGGGGTCAGTATTTCCTCGTAGTGCATGGTTTGTCCAGACTTAACAAGACCAATCTCACTGTCCGAGAACTCTTCCATCGCCTCGGGGACAACGGTCAAGATGTGGAAAGTTTTGGGGTCAGGCAATTGCTTGGCTTTTTGCTCTGCTGTGGTGTTCAAAATACCAGACAGATCAACTGCCGCAACGTCAAACTCAGTCGTCATTGTGATTCCTTTGCACTAGCTCGTTAATGATGTTTTCTGCGTAGTTCAGACCTAGGATGACTCCGCAGACTCTCCGATATTCCTCAATGTGGTCGCAACGTCCAGCAGCAGCGTAAGCTTCACGTTCCTGCTTTAACTTATTGATTTCACTGACGATTACAGATAGTAGTTTGTGTTCGTTCACTTATTCTCCTTCTTGCTGGGCTGATTTCGTTGCGCTGCCCGTTGCGCGTTCTGCGTGGCCATTTGAGCGCGGTGTTTTGCAGCGTCTAAGCCCATGCGAACTCCTTCCATCTCCATCTGTTTGGAGAGTTTGTCTTTTGCAGCGGCTGCGGTGGCTCCCACCTGCATTGCCGCGATTTCTTTCTGCGCCGCGATGCGGGCCTTCTCGATCTCCAACTGATCGGCCTTGGCCGCAGCGTCGATCTGTTGCTTTTGCTCCTTGAGCTTCAAGTCCTGCTGTTTGAGCTGGAGTTCTTGCATCTGCATCTGGATGATCGGGTCCTGCATCTGCTGTTGAGCTTGCTGCTGGGCCTGCTCTTGTTGAGCTTTCTGGGTCAACTGTTGTGATGCCTGAGCCACCATCATGGCAATCTGATCGGCCAACTCTGGAGGAACCTGCTTGTTCTGCTCCTCGTTTGGCAGTGGCATACCCATCGCCATCTCGACCTGCTTGCGGTACTCGAACGCCATGTGCTCGTTGATGTGGGCCATCGCTGCGGCCATGATCGCCTGTGCTTGCGGGTTCATCTGCATCATCTGCTGAATCTTGGGGTTCTGGATCGCAGCCATGTGCGCTTGGATATGCGCCTCGTGATTCTGCTCAATGAACGCCTTGACTGGCTTCATCATCAGCAGGTTCTGGTTCTCCTGCACTGGGTCTGTCGGCACAGCGTCGTCCTCGGTAGGCACGAGCTTGGCAGCGTTCTTGATACCCAGCACTTCAATCATCTGACGGTGCAACAAGGGCAAGTCATACAAGTGAGGGGCTTGCTGAGACAACTGCAAGACTGCTTGGTACTGCACGATCTTCTGGGCCATCGTTGCAGCGTTGGGGTCGCTCACTGGGATCACGTCCACAGAGTCGTAGTCTGCCTTCTTAGCACGGCGACCAGCATCTTCTGGCTCGTAGTCGTACTCCTCTGGCGTGTAGTCGGCGATGATGACTTTCAGCAGTTTGAACTCCTGCTTCATGGTGTAGTGCAGACGCGCTTGCACCGCTGTCATCACTTTGAGGGTGCGCTCCAACAGGGCCAAAGTCGTACCCACTGGGGCTTGGCTGGACATGTCGGACACGTTCATGTCACCACTTGAGGCAAACTGACGGCCCTCTTGCACAATGTTTTGGAACAACGCGAACAGAACTTGTGAGGGTTCTTTGTACGGCAGGGGCAGGATGTTGTCCCGGATTGAGCCGCTTGGAACGTCTACGTCTCGGAACTCTCCGGGCTGGATAGGTGTATCGTCACCTTTGACGCGGAGACCACGAGATTTGAGACCCCCGGGTAAGTTCGAAAGTGTTCCCGCATCCACGAGTTGACGGATGAGCATCGTCGCGCTTTTCGCGTACCCACCGATAAGGTGGATAAGGCCGTAACCATAGAAGCCAAAACCGGGGATGTACTGGTAGTGAACAAAGTGTTGTCGTTTTGTGTGGAGCACGTCTCCCTCATACCAATTCCTCCGTATGGCCAGCACCTTGCGTGTGCCTTTCTCGATTGTCACAACGTATGGCAGGGCGATACCTGTCAGACGACCCTTTTTGTCAGTGTGCTCGAACCCACTCAGGTCCAAGTCAACGTGCATCTCAAGCACTCGGTAGCGATCATCTTGGAGTGCGCTCAGGCCCATCTCCTCGGCCTTTTGCTTCTCCACGTCGTCTAATTCATAGCTTGGCTCGCCCAGCTCTACGTCCATGTAGAACCCAGCCTCCATCAGCTTGGTCATCTCGTTCTCGGTCTTACGCATGACATGCGTGACCCGCTCCGCAGACTCCAGATTGGACGCGCCATATGGGACAACGATGTCCTCGGCGGGAATGAACACAGCAGCTTGGCGTCCTTTGCTTGGGTCGTAGTAGACCTTCTTGAACGCTGAACCCGTGATGGGCAAGTTCCACAACATCTTCTCGTGCTCTGGCCGGTACTCGACCATCACTTCAGTCAGTTGATAGTTCATGTCCTCGCGCACGCGAGCTGCGGCTTCTTCACGCAACACGTCGATGGCTCCAATAATCTGGGTCTTGACTGGCCCCATTGCTGGGAACGTCTCCATCATCGCTTCACTCTGGAACCTGACCACGCTCTCGGTGAGCATCGGGTGGAACACACCACACGCACCCTGCCAAGGCTCAGTCCTGTCTTCATACTTCAAGCCCAGCAATTTCAGGCCATCGACATAGGTCTGTATCCAGTCCTTGCGGTCCATGCTGTCTTTGCCAAAGTCCTCAACAAGCTCCATACCCAACGACTGCAAGTCGCCGTCGTCCATGAACTCGGCAAGGTTGGCATCAAACTCTTCCGCTGTGCCCTTGGTCTCTTCCTCCGCCGCTTCGCCATCATCGCCGGGCTCCAGCTCGATTTCGATCTCAATATCGGGTGCAGGGGCTAGGTCAGCTAAGCCCATTGGGGCTGCATATAAACCTTTGTCAATTCCGCTTGTTGCCATGATGTGTCCTTACACTGTGTAGTACCGCTCTCTGCGGGGATTTTTAAACCATTGAATCTCTTCGGGCTCGTCGATAGGCAAACGTAGGAAGCCCCCAGCCCTAAATCTCATGAGGGCCAGAGTTGTCGCGTCAACCAAGTCATCGTGCTCGCCTGACGGGAACATAGCTATCTCGTCCACTAACTCTTCAGCCCAACGGGTCTTTGGAACCCATACTTTTCCAGACGCAATTATGTCCGAGACTGAGTTCAAGCGGGCAATTTTGTCCTGCCCTTTCGAGGGCGTGTACTCCTGCACGGGTATGCCCATCGCTCTTAACTCGTAGATCAACGGAGCACCCGTCGCCTTCTTCTCGATCAACAGGCCATCGGGCTCGTACATGTTGTACTCAGCCAGCACATCTCGCTTCAACTCAATCCACTCGACCCGCTTCTTGTACGTGTTGAGCAAGATGAGGTTCTTGGTCTGGTCTTTGTGGTGGGTGAACACCCCCCAAGTCGTGCCCGCAGAATAGTCGGCCCGTTGGTTTTTCTCAAAGGCCGTGTCCCATGTCTGGAGGATGTATTCGCACTGGGGTGGGTCGTCCTCTTCCCACCACTTCCACCAATCACGCTTGATGATGGCTGACTCGTTGCCCACTGGGTTTTGCTGGTACTGGGCTTGCCACTTACTATTAGGCAATTCTTCCCGCAGGGCTTCCAATTCGTCAAACGACCAGAACTCTGGCCATAGGGGATTACCCGAGGGCAGGATGGCCGGGAACTCAATCACTTCCCACTCTTCACCGTTCCTCGCAGCCGCAGCTTTCAGGACTTGGCCAGTCAAATCTCGCTGTGCCCAGCGCGTCATCACGATCACAATCGCCCCGCCCGGTTGCAGACGTTGCCGTGGCCCGGATGTGTACCACTCATACACCTTGTCATACACGTCGGGGTTGCTTGCGGCCATCGCAGCCTCTTGTTCCGAGTGCGGGTCATCAATAATCAGCACGTCAGCGCCTTTACCGGTCACCGCACCGCCCACACCAATCGCAAAGTAGTCGCCGCCCTTGGATGTATTCCACCGGCCAGCCGCTTTTGAGTCACTTTGCAGGTGCAGATCGGGAAAAATGTTGTGGTAGACCTCGGAATCGACCAAATTTCGCACTTTTCGACCAAAACCCACCGCCAATTCAGCAGTGTGGGACGCTTGGATCACTTTTTTGTGTGGAAATTGGCCCAAAAACCAAGCCGGGAGCAGGTATGAGGCGAATTCTGACTTTGTATGGCGTGGCGGCATGTTGATGATGAGCCGTTTGCACTCACCTCTAGCCACTCGCTCGAACGCTTCGGCCATTCTTTTGTGGTGACGGCCCGAAATGAAGGTTGGCCAGACCTTTTCCACGAACTTGATGAACTTCTTCTGTGAAAGCTCACGGTCTTTGAGCTTCTCAAGTTTGGTTAGCTGTGTCTCTAGTACCCGTAAGTCAGACTCGGACAGCTTGCCCGAGGCAATCAGCGTCTCAATGTCTTTGAGGGAGATGTCACTCATGACTGGTCGTCCAAAATTTCTTTGGCCGCTAGGTGCAGCACACCGATTGCAAGCGTGACGGGCACTCTATCACTGTAGGAGTAGACAACTTCTTTGATCCTGTCGCACATCTCTTCGGACAGGGACAGAATAGACTGGCCATTCCCCATCACGACTGAAAATTTACGGACTTCACTCATCTTTTTGTACGTCAGTTTCCGGAATTTCGTCGTCCGTTTCAGAACCGGCAATAAGTACTTCTTCCGGAGTTTTTGCTTTTGGAGTCCCCAATTGGGCATCCAGATCGTCGAGTGGGGTCACGTCCGTTACGTCTGAATTCAACAGCCGCTTGATCCGTTCCTTGATTGAACTCTCCAGCGCAGTGGAGGTTGTATGGTGGACGGTGATCTCGCTGCGCTCGGTGAAAAGGCCAATGTCTGAGTGCTTGCCCAAAAGTTCGAGCGCCTTCAATTCGATCTTGGGGTCACCGTTGTCCGCCAGCTCAATCAATTTGTTTGTTATGAAGTTGCGGGCTTGGAGTGCATCTGAGAACGCTTGAAAGTCGAAGCGTTTTACCAAATGGTGCGCAGCGGCTGCTTCTGCTGACTTAGAGATAGTGCGTGGGGCGTTGGGTTTGCTCACCCCTGTCATCAGGTCACCGACTTTGTGCAAGTCGCTGTCCTCGAAATCAATGCTGGGACCGAGTTCTTCGATGAGGTCTACGGTGTTTACAGCGATGGCTACGCTATCCGCATGAGTTTTTGGTTGCTCATCGGACAGATCAAATGGAACAGGGTGTTCCGTAGTAGGCTCAATTTGAATCATAGGCACCAAGTGAATGGGAGTGGCCGGACTGTAACAGAAAAAATAATAGGGGTGGGGGGTTTGTGAAATAAAAAGTGACGGGGGGTGTTTTTGGAAAAGGCTCGTTTAGGTCGTAATCTAGAAAAAGTCAGGGGGGAGGGGGGTATTGTTATAAAAAGTATGGTGATGCGTATCGGGTGTGCTGCACACAGTGTATAGGTTCCTACCTCCCCTTTACCAAAAAATGGGTGTGTGGGGTCTCTCTCGGCATCCCCTCTAACAATGTTAGGCCGTTGCCCCATGTTTAATTATTGTTTCCGATAAACTTGCTTTTGACATAACAATGTGTTATAATATGTTCATGCAAACAAAGAATGATTGCATCTGCCCTAGCAGTACTAGGGAATTCATTAGAAGGTTAGAACATCATGGATACAGTTTCAACACAGTCAGTAGTAATTGCACCGATGGCCGCTCAGTCTCTCGGTGACAGTCTCTCTAAGTTAGTAGGCGCACGTCGTGAATTCATTAAGTCAATCAAGACTGGGGATAAGTCTCTCGGTGCATACGCCGCTTGGGTTTGCTCTACGTTTAACGTCACCGATGAAACGGGTGCAGTTATCAAGCCGTGGTATGCACTCGGCGGGAAAGCGGCGGCGGGTGTGCGGGCTGAATTCGCATCGTTCAAGGCGGATTTGATGGCTGAGGGTTATGCTGAAGGCGTGGAATACACCTATTGGGCACGGGTCAAGGATGCAAGCGGACGCCCCAAAAAATCGGGCAAGGTTGAAGGTGAAGCGGCGGACCCGATGGCCAAAACCCGCTCAGAGATTGGGACAATTATCAACCGCATAAACAATGGCCGCGATGATAAGACTGAGGCGAGTGAGCGGATGATTGAGATTTATGAATTGATGTGCGAAGCATACGCCACTCTCGGCGGCACGGTTTCGGACCTGAAGACTGAAGCGGTGTAATTGAGCGGAACCTAGGGGAAACCCTAGGTTCTAACAAACTGTTAGATTTTTTGGGGAATGATATGCAAACTGATAAAGAATTGGGCGATGAATTGTTAGACCTCGCTGAGACAATCCACTTCATCCCCTCGAATGGGTTTGTTGAATGGGCTTTGAATGACGTTCTAAAAATGAATGTCGGCACGATGATGAATGGGCATCTGCGAATTTGCACCCAAACCGATACAGAATATTTAGAAGGCACAATCCACGTCATGCCTGAAGGTTTGCAGTTTAATCACGCCTAACCCTTACCCTCTTATCCACAGCCCGCCTTGAGCGGGCTTTTTTGCGTCTGCACAATCTAACATTGTTAGATTGGTTTTGTTACGTTTGGGCTTTGTTATATTTTTTGTTTCCCAGAATTTTTGACTAGACCAGTTCCCTGTGCGGCGGTAGCCACTGCGCAGTGCGGTGGAAAACGTAACAGAACGAAGTGGCGGCAAACACCAACTAGACCAGTTCCCTGTGCGGCGGTAGCCACATCTAACAAATGTTATGAAAAACGGTGTTTTGTTACGCTTTGTTACGTTACGCTTTTCGTAAGTCGTTGATTCATAAGCTTTGTTATATGTTATAATGTTATGCGAGCAGTATGGAAGTCCACCAAGTTCGAGCCGCTCACCAAGTGCATAACATTCCCTCACCTTTGTGCAAAACCATTTTGGCGACCCATATATATATACTCATAACATTATAACATTATAACATTACACCCTTTTTTCCCCGCCAAGCCCCGCCGTTGTTGAATTGTTATATTTTTCCTATTGTTACAAACCACCCTCAAAAACTGAACATTTGCCCCTTTTCTATAACATCACCCAACTCAAATTCCATAACAACATTTGCGCCAAACCTTGCCCGATAAACTTGACATTCCCGTAACTTTGTGTTATAATATAAGCTGGTTAGGACAAAACAAAATGTAACAACCAAAAACCCGAATCTAACAACTGTTAGATTTGTAACGTAACAAAACGAAAGGTCAGATATGAACGAGCAAACCAAAACCGAAATCCAAGCCATGAAGCAATGGTGCATGGACAACTACGACAACGGCGCAGACACGATGGTTGAATGCTGGAGTGATACCGACTATGCCGACCTGTTCGCCTTTGACGGCGAGCCCCTCACAACTGCGGAAGCTTGGGACACGCTGAAAAGGATTGCCGCAATTTATAAAGACCGCCAAGCAGATGCCGAGAACTCCGCCTTTTGAACAGGCGATTTACTTGACTTTTGTATTACTTTGTGTTATAATATAAGCTGGTTGGGAGAAAACAAAAAACTCCCAGCCAACAACCCAAAACCTAACAACTGTTAGATTCAATCAGAAAGGTACTTCATGACTCCGCTTCTCTACATCCTCGGCACTGCGCTTGCCATTGCTTTCATCCTGTTCGGGTGGGACGGCGAAGGCATCCTCCACAAAGCCAGCCTCATCATCGGCGGCGTTTACTTCGGCCACATCCTGACCGAAGCCCTGAACTACGACGAGACCAAAAACGTAACAACCGACAACACAACCGAAGGAGCCTAACAAATGTTAGATTGGAAACTATGTATTGACTGCGGCGACGATGTACCAACTGCCCGATACCAAGCCTTTTGTATCTTCTGCGAACGTGACCGAGAGCACAGTGCCCAGACCGAACGCATGGGCTGGTGCATTGTTCAAGAATATGGCAAAGGCCCATATCAGTTTGTTACATCTACTAGCGCACCTGTAACGTTGAAGCAGACTAACCAAAAGGAGTTGAGGACATGAAGACAGTATCAATAGGCTTTTTCCGTGAGGACGGTGACTTTGCCATTCTTGCCACGATGAACAACAACGATGGGCACATGAGTGAAATCGAGTTCATGGCGTTGGTGGGCGAAGTCGCATCCACGTTTTGTAGCGAGCTGGTGTGCCAGATAAATGTGCTTGAGCGCCAAGACACGCCCGACTATGTAACTTTGGAGAATTGAGATGACCGAGCACGACTACGAGACAGGCGTGGGTTTGATTGCCCTTGCCGAGAAAGCCCTGACCGAGGGGAAGAATGACGTTGCGCACATCTGCCTAATCGAAGCCATGAAACTGTTACAGATTCCACAGGAGACCTAACAAATGTTAGAAAACCAAACCATAACAATCGAAATCAAGGACGTGTACGGCCAGCCCAAGGTGTACCCAGTGTGTAACCGAGCCAAACTGTTCGCCGAGATTGCTGGCACAACAACGCTACTGCCCAGAGACATCCAACGCATACAGGTGCTTGGGTACACAGTAGCAGTCAAACCAAGGGAGCTGAGCTTGTGAAGAAGTTCGTGTTGTTGCGCGGCAAGGAATCAGGTGCGCTGTACCTGTATGACCGCAAGACATACGAGTTCATGGTGAAGAACAAGAGCCTTGGGTATGGGTTGGTGCTTGAGTTCTTATTGGAAAGCGACGACCAGAAGGTACTCGAAGGGTATCAAAAGCTGGTCAACCCTGAAATTGAGGTGAACAAATGAGCAAAGGAATCTAACAAATGTTAGCTAGATACTACGTAACAGGATGGTGCGGCAGGTTCAGCCAGTGGGTTGCCGAGAGCATCGTGGCAAACAACATGAAGTTGGCGAAGGAAAGGTTCAAGACAACCAATCCATCGCTCAAGAAAATCAAGGCATACAAAACATTGGGAGGTGTGTGATGAAAGCAAGCGAGATAGAGCCGAATAGCTGGTACTACGGACTCAGCAGACCCAAGACCAAGATGTTCATGCGCAAGTGGGACGGCATACGCAAGAATGCCAAGCGCATGGAGGAGACATTGCTTCTACTGATGAACAACCCTGAGACTACGCCCGAGCAATTGGTCATGGCCTCTAAGTTGTACACAAACGTAACAAAGCAGTTGCACGACCACGCCACGGTCATTGATGTATTCATCTACCACGGACACAAACTCGTGCACATGGTGAGTTGTCCCGCATACAAAACGGGCATCGAAGACCACTGTGTATGCAAAGACTGGCAAGAAGGAGAAATGTGATGGGATACGCAACAGTAATGAGAGTGCCAAGGGTAATGACTTACGCCGATGCACTGGAGATACACAACAAGGTCAAGCCCTTGCGTGGGCGTTCGCCCGAGGTTCGCCCATTGGGTGAGCGGCGGGATGTTGATACGTATCAGATACGCAAGAATGGCGAAGAGATTGAGCTGGTGTTATATAAGACTCCGGTGATTACATTCATGCCCGACGGTGAGGTGGTGATATTCACCAATGGGTATGACACAGTATCCACACACCAATTCATTCATCGGGTTCTTGGCATCGGTACGAGCGGACTGCGCGGGAAAACCTTGCTTACCATCAATGGCAACAAGCTGGTGCTGGGCAATGGAGAGAAGCTACGCCTGAAGCTGGAGGGCGGGAACTGGCATCCTCTTAATGCGTCAACGCAGTACGGCTGGAAACTAAACCGCAAGGCTGTAACAAATGTTAGGAACATCTACGCAGACTTTTACAAGTACCTGAAAGGGTTCGTAAACCTGCGCACCGAGAAAGCCAAGATGAGCAGTTGGTCACCCGAGAAGGATTGCATCGTCGTGCCATTGAGTGAATTCAAAAGCGCGTGCGGTGGTCTTATGCACATACGTGAGTACAGCTACATGGACAAGCGTGGGGCGCAACACATTCAGTATGTTCCAGTCAAGCCCGAGCAGTACAGAGAATCGGCCATCAAGTTCGAGGCGTTGATTGCCCCTGACCAAGCCGAGGATGTCAGACATAGCAACTTCTACAAGGCGGCGTTGATACTGGTTGCCAAGACAGACAGCGAGAGGATGGACGTGCGAGCCGACGAGACAATCGTGTATGCGAAGGACATTGTGCCTACGCTGGATACAGTGTTGTTTCAGTTCTACGCAGACGATGTACTGGTGCGTGAGGCAATGCCGCAGGGCAAAGTGTCGAGTGGTAAGTACGACAAGTGGATGGTTGAGTGGTGAGATAAATCAAACCTAACAAATGTTAGAAAAGGAGTGAATCATGATTGAGTTTTCTATTGCAGAGATTGCGCTGTTTTGCTGGGCCGTAGTTGCTACTGGCTACGCATTTAAGTACAAGCACGAGGCGCACACTGCCAATTTTGTGTTGCGCAAGGTGATTGAGGACAAGGACGTGCGCGACCACCTTGTCACAAAGTACGAGGAGTTCAGGGAGAGCTTGGGCTAAATGCTTGACTTATACGTAACATTGTGTTATAATATAAGCTGGTATGGAGAAGTGTTTTTGTGTGTAAGTTTTTTTCAACAAACCTAACAACTGTTAGGAATCAGAGGAGTTAGAAATGTCAGAAGTTAAATTTGGTAAGACCGTGACCTTGAAGCAAGCCGCGACATTGATTCGCACCAACCCAGAGACTCGGTTCTTGTTGCGTGGTGAGCCCGGCATCGGGAAATCTTCCCTGTTGGAGAACATCGCAGGCGAGCTGGGGTACGAACATGCGTATATCGACGTACCCAATATGGACTTGGGCGACATTGCAATGCCGGTCATCGACCACGACACCAAGACCACACGCTACTACCCGAATGCTCGGTTCAAGATTCATGAGCGCAAGCCGCTGGTTGTGATGCTGGACGAGTACACCAAGGGTGCAGACCCAGTGAAGAACATGCTTCACCCCATGCTTGAGAAGGCCAACCCCCGACTCGGTGACATCCCGCTGGACAAGAACACCATTGTGTTCCTGACTGGTAACCTGAGCACCGATGGCGTGGGCGACTCTTTGAAAGCGCACAGTATGAATCGCTTAGTACCCCTAACGATTGGCAAGCCGACCGCAGACGAGTGGATTGAGTGGGCTATCGGTAAGGGCATCGAGCCCGAGGTGATTGCGTGGGTGAATCGGTTCCCGCATGTGTTGGCAAGCTACACCGATGGTGGGCAGAACGACAACCCCTACATCTTTAATCCGAAGAAACCACAGACTGCGTTCGTGTCTCCGCGTTCGCTGGAAACTGCAAGCAACATCGTGCGGACTCGTAAGCACAACGACCCTGACTCTGTGATTGCGGCGTTGACTGGTGCGATTGGTGAGAGTGGTTCGCGTGACATGCAAGCGTACATCGAGTTCGCTGACCAACTGCCAACGTGGGAATCGACGATCAAAGACCCTAAGCATACGAAGGTACCGACTAGCCCCGGCGCTTGTGCCATCGTTGTATTCGGTGCTATTGCTCGTATCGAGAAAGACACCATTGGCCCATTCATGGAGTACTTGGAACGATTCGATGCCGAGTGGCAAGCCGTGTTCGCTATCAACATCGCCAAGACCAAGGAGAAGCAGAGCATCGCGTTCAGCGCGAAGGCGTTTGCTGACTGGGTTGCGAAGAACCAAGACCTGCTGTGATGCCTGCAAGCATAACGAACATTGGCTACAAAGACCTACGCAGGAAGTTGGAAGCGCCGTACTTTGTGCAGTGGGTAACTGAGTTTGATTCCAACAACCACATCCTGCGAGTGGTAGGTAGCTGTGTGCGCAACCACAAGACAGGGGAGACCTTGTTTCGGCACAAGGACGCTGGTGTATGTGAGAAGGTATGTGAAATGTTAAATGAAAACGAAGAAGGAGCTAACAAATGTTAGAAGAACGGAAAGTACAGAAGGCCAAGATCACGTTGATGCGTAACCCCAAGTTCGCATTGCTGTCTGGTGTGTTGATGGTAGGCAAAACTAGCGTAGTGGATAACATCCCGACTGCGTGTACCAACGGACGTGATGAGCGATACGGACGCAAGTTCGTGAAGTCTTTGCGTGACCAAGAGTTGAACTTCCTTGTAGCCCACGAGAACGGCCACAAGATGTATCGACACCTGACCACATGGCGCAAGTTGCACGATGAAGATCACGCGCTGGCCAACCAAGCTTGTGACTACGTTATTAACCTGATGCTCAAAGACCTTGACCCAACCGAGTCAGTCATTGCAATGCCACGTTACCCAGCAGGGCATCCGATGGCGGGTAAACCGATGGGCTTGATTGATGAGCGATTCCGTGGCATGAACTCCAAGCAAGTGTTCGACATTCTCAAGCAGGAGAAAAAGGATGGCGATGGCAGTGGTGACGGTGAAGGTGGTGGGATGGACGACCACGACTGGCAAGATGCCAAGGACATGAGCGAGGAGGAGAAGAAAGAGCTTGAGCGCGAGATCGACCAAGCGATTCGCCAAGGCATGATGGCGCGGCAGAAGTTCGCGGGAACTGGTGAAGGTGGCCTAGACCGTGAGCTTGCTGAGTTGCTTGAGCCCAAGGTCAACTGGCGTGAAGTGTTGCGTGACTTCGTGAAGTCAACGTGCAATGCCAAGGACGCATCGTCATGGCGCAAGGTTAACCGTAGGTTCTTATCCACAGGCATGTACATGCCAACGCTTATCGGTGAGAAGGTAGGCCACTTGGTAATCGCTGTTGACACATCGGGTTCGGTGGGTGACGAAGAGCTGGGTGAGTTTCTGTCCGAGGTTAAGGGTATCGCGGAAGAAGTAAACCCTGCGTGTGTGGACTTGTTGTATTGGGGTAGCAGTGTGGTTCAGCACGAGACATATGGTGATGGTGAAGCCGCCAACATCATTACATCGACACGACCAGTAGGCGGTGGTGGTACGAGCCCGAGCTGTATCTCTGAGTATCTCAAGGAGAAGAACATCAAGCCCGAGTGCGTCATCATCCTGACCGATGGTTGCGTGGGCGATGACTGGGGTAGCGAGTGGACTGCACCTACGCTGTGGTGTGTAGTGGGCGACTACTTTGATGGCGAGGCCGACAACGGCAAGACCATTCACATCAAGAACTAACAAATGTTAGAAACAACAGGAGAAATGAAATGAGTATCAGTGCATCAGCAGTGTTAGTGGAATTGAACATCAGTGTGTGGCCAGCATCCAAGCTGGACAGGGAGATCACCGACAAGGTGAACACGGACGCATCAGCGGTACGTGGTGCATCGCAGACCAAGAAGAATCTGTTCGCAGGTACTTCGCTACGCAAAGACATCTCAGACTTTGCCGCAAGGGTTCGCCTGTATCACAACAAGCACACGTTGCCGTGGGCTGACAAGGGTGAGCGCATGTTACCGACTGCGTTGTTCATGGACTACAAGCAGACCATAAATGGGTTCGAGCAGACATTCAACATGATGTGCAACAACTTCTTCATCGAGTACCCGCGTCTTGTTGCAGAAGCACCTGCCAACTTAGGCACTATGTACAAAGCCGAGGACTACCCCGAGCTAACAGATGTTAGGTTGAAGTTTGGTTTCCGTCGCACAGTCAAGCCTGTGCCCGAGGCAGGGGACTTCCGCTTGGACATACCAGCGCATGACTTGGATGAAATGCGCAGCGAGTTCTTGAAGCAACAAGACAACAAGCTGGCCGAGGCCATGCGTGAGCCGTGGGACAGACTGCACGAGATGTTGGTGGGTATCTCTGAGAAGCTGACCGACAAGGATGGGGACAGTAAGAAGCGGTATCACGATACGCTGATTACCAATCCAATCGAGCTGTGTGGGTTGCTGACCAAGCTGAATGTAACCAACGACCCCAAGCTGGAGGAGGCACGTAGACAGTTGGAGATGGCGATGATCGGTGCTGACATCGAGGACATCAAGGAAGACCCACATGCACGTAGTGATTTGAAGTCACGAGTGGATGACATTCTTAAACGATTTGAGTGGTAAGGAGCAAACATGAACACATTAGAACTGAGCAACGTAGAACTGAGCACCGAGATCAAAGAACACATGGCTAATCATGGCCGGGAGGTAGCGTATGTGGATAAGCTGATAGACCCAGTGGTTCAAAAGCTGGCCACATTGAATCCATTGTGGCGTTTTGTGGCAACGCAAGCACATCATTACGGAGATGGCAAAGATAAGGTTACAGGCTTCAAGGTATTCGAGTATGGCGAGGAGCTGGGTACTATCGAGCGGTACTACCACGGACGTGAGTACGTCATCCACATCAAGAACGAGCGCATCGGTAAAGAGCGAGTGCGCAGTGGTGGGTACAAAACTTCAGATGCGGACAAGGCTATCTTGAAAGCCAAGAAGATGTTCTACAAATGCAAGCCCAGCGAGTTGCTTGAGAAGGCTGTGGGGTTGGCGCATGGTGTTATCGCTCAGCAAAAACGTAGACGCGACAACGAGAAGTACAAGCACGAGGGCGAGGTGCGGGATGCGGCTGTGAAATTTATCACGGGAACTGGCTTTCCTTTGTTCCTTGAGCACATCCAAACGTGGCACGACATCGACCGCAACCGAATCACTAAAGCTATGAGCGAGAAGGAACGCATTAGTGTTGAGATGATGACTATCGAGAAGGTGAAGAAACACTTCGAGGATAGGAGTGCCGCAGTAGTGGTAAAGGATGGTGGTAAGTACCTAGTCAAAGTAGGTGACGATGTTCAACTTTACGATGATAATAGCCTCCCCGAAATCATGCGGGGCAGATTGGGTATGTTGAAGTTGGTGGATGCCGAGTACTTCATTGAAGACGTAGGCTGTCGTGTGAACGACGAAGTGTTTGTTGTATTGATGGATGAGGAGACCTAACAAATGTTAGACGCAGAAATGAAATTAAAACTGTTGATCGAGAACAGGCCGTGGGAAGGTGAGCCCAACAACGAGCAGTGGGTTGACGAACGGACTGGACTGCTGTGCCGCATCAGGCGGCATCCCGAGCACTTGCACTTGTGTGGCTACGTTGGCGTGAACAAAGACCATAGCTTCTTCGGTTTAACAGACGAGGACTTTACTGGTGTTCATGTGCATGGTGGGCTGACCTACGCAGGTACTGAGGACGATGGTATCCACTGGTTCGGGTTCGACTGCGCACATGCAGGTGACTTGAGCCCCGGCATTTTGATTCACTTGCTTGAGTCAAGAATATCAGGGTACGTCGATTACCTCAGAGATGAGGAGTACCGCACATGGGATTATGTGAAAGCAGAAGTCGAGCGAATGGCTATGGGTATAGACATAGCGGCAGATGCTCTTGCAAATGTGGAGACTATGGCGGCGGCTAAAGAGGCGGTGCGTTCGGGTGCAAGCGTAACCGACGAGCTTGCCAAACGTGGGTATGTTCGTAGAGAAAAAGGAGCTAACAAATGTTAGATGTGATGGCTTTGATTGCTGTGCTGTTCATTGGGCTTGGGCTTGGTGGTGTAGCCATAGCAGTGTTCTTGTACGCACTTGACTGGATGCAGAACGGAGGAAAGAAATGATTGATGACCCCGAAGACGAAGCGTTCAACGAGATTGAACGACAAGCACAACAACGCAAGGAAGCTGTGAAAGCCAGCGTATCTCTTAACCCATACCGTGCCCAAGTTATCGAGGAGATAGCACAGCATGTGGAGAAGATGACGGTGTTTGGTAAAGACACAGTTGACAGCTTTGCGATTTACATCAGGGGATTGAAATGACCGCAAACGACTTGCACGACTTGAGTAAATTCTTGATGGACTTGCACTTTATCCAAGCCAATGCAATCGTAGGGGCTGAGTTGCAGGGTAACAAACAAGCCATCAAGTACATGAAGCGTATTGCAGAACTGCGTGAGTTGATTAAGTTGGAAGCAGGAATCAAGGAGAAGCAAGCATGACACAAGATGACGTTATTGTTCTTTGGAAAGATGCAAACGGCTGGGATGTCAGAGGCTATAAAAACACCTTGGAAGACCTTGAGCGTTTTGCCAACCTTGTAGCCGCCAAGAAGCAAGAGCGCATTATTGAAGTGGTTGAGCGTTTAGGTACATGGGCGCACATAACTGAAGTGGTAGCTGAAATCAGGGGTGAAGCATGACACACGATGAAATCATCAATGCGTGGAACAAGCAAGCAGACTACATGAACAAGTGGGATCGACTTGGAGAAGATGAAAAGCTGGAGTGGGCAATGAAATTGGAGCGTGAGGCGTGTGCAAAGGTGTGTGATGACATTGAATTACGGTGCATTGCAAAAGATGTTGATGACCCGCCATTGAAGCACGTTGCATCCGCAATCAGAGCCAGAGGAGAACAAGCATGACACAAGATGTGGCGTATTGGAAAGAACACGCACAAGGGCTTCAACGTGACTATGACTCGTTGCTTGCTGATTTTCAAGCACAGCGCAAGCCGCTGACCAGCAAAGAAATCAGGGCGATTGAAGTTGAGGTGGCGATGAGTAACAGCTTTGCCCACCCGACCAAGGCAGAGGAATTTGTCCGAGCCATTGAAGCCGCACACGGCATCAAGGAGAACACATGACAAAAATTGAAGAAAACGAATTAGCACTGCTTGCGATAGGCATACAGTTTTGTGAGACGAGTATGCGCGGTGGGCTGAACGTGGCACAGACAGTGGATAGGTTTCTGACAATACTCAATGAGTACTACGAAGATGACCCTTCCGAAACACCCACAAACGTCGTAAGACTCGACGCTAAGCGCAAGGAAAAGAACACATGAGTTGGAAAGATTCAACATTGAAATACATCAAGGAACTGATGAAGCCAAAGCCAATCAGTGAAATCATTGAAAAAGAAATGCGTGAGGCAGTCATCAAGAAATTAGAAGCTGAGAGTGCTGTGGAATACGCAAGATCAATCGTTCAGTACAACCAACAACGTATCGAGCGGCTGGAGAAGCGGCTGTACGAACATCGGGGGGAAGAATGATATTTGAACGTGTACTTGTTGCCGCTGTGTGTGGTTGGCTGGGCGTGACAGGTTTGTTTCCAGCTACAGCAGAACCAGCAAAGCCTCTGACCCCAGCGCAGTTGCAAGCCAAGGCCAAACAGAAGTCAATCAGCAATGTGTGTAAGGGTAAGAGAAAGAGTCAGACCGTGAAAGATTTGTGTAGAAGATGGGAGAAACAACAAAATGCTTGAAGCAATCAGAACATTCTTTGGCAGGGTGCGTGGGCAACACCGAGAAAAAGAAACAGTGGTAGTTGAGGGGCAACTGTGGCGATGCACCAAGTGCAAGTTAATTTTTATAACCAAGTCAGCGGGGGAGCAACATGAGTGTAGTGAGCGCATTTAATTGGAAAGAGTACACCGATCAGGAGATCGCACGTAGAGGCGACCCATTCAAGGACATCAAACGCAATGCGGCTATCAGCGCAAACGTAACCGAGGGCATCCATAGGATACGTGAGAAGAACCCGAGCCACGGCACGATCTTCGGGATAACAGAGAAGAACATAAGCACCAGAGCACCAGACATGATGGAGAAGAAACGTGCCAAGACCAAAAAGCGAGCTAACTAAGAATGGCAAGACCATAGGCGTTCGTTTAACTTCGAGCGAGTATGAGGAGTACGTAAAACTTGGCAAGAGCAAATGGGTGCGAAAGCTTTTACGAGAGAGCAAAAACAAGAGGGAGCAAAAATGAAAACATGTGTGGGGTGTGGAGCCCCAATCCTGAGTGGCGATGACTGCAAGTTTTGCGGTGCGTCACAGGTACAACCAGAGCAACCAAAACAAAAGCGGAAAGGACGAGGCCCCAGTAAGAAGCCAACCCTTTTCAATACGAGCTTGCGACTATCGAGGGAGGTGATGGATTACTTCAACACCCACCATCCGTATTCAAAGCAAGCCAAGATTCGTGAAATTCTTACCGAGTATGTAAACAGCCAACAGCAAGGAGCTAACAATGGCAACAGCAAAGAAATCAACTAAGCCCCACGGAAACAGCCGCGCCGCAAAGATGCGCAAGTACTTTACCGCACACCCATCGGTTACCGTCAAACAGGTTGCGGATATATTCAAGACCACGTACCAAGTTGCGTACATGGTTAAGAAGAAGATGGAGCCGAAAAAACTCACCCTTCAACTCGCTGAGGTAGAAATCGCCAACAAACTGGGCATCCCAACGGCAGAGTACGCAAGGCAAAAGGCCAAGATACTTAAAGAGCCACGGTGGAAAACACTACTGGTGGAGACAAGCAACATGCCAATCACAATGACCGAGCCAGTCGCCGACCCGGTGAATCATCCTGCCCATTACAAGGTAGGTGGAATCGAGACCATCGACTTCATCGAGGCAAAGAGCCTTGGCTACAACCTTGGCAACGTGGTGAAGTACATCACACGCTCAGACCACAAAGGCGACAAGCTACAAGATTTGCAGAAAGCGGCGTGGTATCTCAACCGCGAAATCGCTCAACTGTAATCTAGGGGGAGGTATATCTCAAGGACGACCTAGCTGGCAGATGTGACGGTGTCTTTGTGGGTGGGGTTCCCCCTAAAGTAATTAGCCTCACCCAGTCCACAACGTGATCGGGGGCACGTAATCCGCCAACCCCCTGCCTAACATTTGTTAGGGAAAGTCCTAAGCCACCTTCGGGTGGCTTTTTTTCGTCTGTGCTTGACAATGTTCAGTTGTGTGCTATATTCATGGCTTGAAAAACAACTGGAGGGTTAGAGCATGGCGATTTTTGGAATTGCGTCTATAAACATGGATGGCGATACATTGAGGTGTCCTCAGTGTAGTGAGAATTATTTGCACCATCGCAATACAACAATATTTCAACGCGGTGAAGACGACAAGCTAACAACTGTTATAGCCCAGTCAGAACACGAAGCACAAGTTTCAAGGTTTCCATCCGCAGATACATGCAATCCTAGCGACCGTAGGAACGGAATAATTATTGAGTTTGAGTGCGAGCAATGCCACTACGATTACGGTGATGCAAGCCCCGAGCCAACCGACAAATTTCGCTTAGCCATAATTCAACACAAAGGCAATACCTATGTGGAGTGGGTGTAATGGCAACTACCCCTGAATCCAAAGTCAAAGCCAAGATCAAAAAAATCCTGAAAGACCACGGTGTCTACTACGCCATGCCCATCGGCACTGGCTACGGCAACTCAGGAGTCCCCGACTTTCTCTGCTGTGTCAACGGAAACTTCCTTGCGATTGAAGCCAAGGCGGGTAAAGGCACGACCACAGCACTGCAAGAAAAGAATATTCGAGACATAAAAATGGCGGGTGGCACAGCCGCTGTGATTGCCGAAGCCCAACTCGAATACCTTGAGCAACTTATTCAACTGATGAAACAATAAAGGAGCTAACGATGGCTGAATTATCCGCAGGTGTACGTGCGCTGGTAGGGCGTATGGAATCCAACCCCAATGAGTTTTATGGCGAAGCCGACAAATGGCGGTTCATGTTCTCTTCCAATTTCCGCGATGTGCTGACCGAGCCAGAGAAGGGCGCACTGCACGAAGGCTTGAAAGAAGTCCGACGCAAAGAGTTCGACGAGAAAGTCATGCGCGAATTGCTGAAAGATCAGATGGAGAGCCAACTGAAAGCCGATACCACACCTTACTTTACAAGCGCGATGATTGGTGGCGGTGGCACTGGGTTTGGTCAAGCAACGATCAAAGCAGAGGGTACGTCTGTCCGTCTCAACAACCCTACGACTTCTTTGCAACTCGGTAAACAAACCCTGAGCGAGCAAGATTTGGAGCACATGAAGGCGGCATCCACATCCACGAGCTTTTTCAAATGAGCGAGTTCAGTGCGGGGGTAAAAATTTTGCTGGAGCGCATGAAGTCCAACCCCGAGGACTTTGAGCTGATTGACTACGACATGAGTCTAATACAGGGAGTCCAAGGTCGCTTTTACGACTTTGCAGTGGCGATGGAGCAGGTGATTTTGGGTGACGATAAAGGTAATTTGTGGAAAGACTGGCAGTACTTCACCGAGGAGGAACGCCAAGCCTTGATTGCGGGGTTCAAGGAAATGAAACGCACCAAGTTTGACAAGGGAATCATGGAGCGAGTGTTTGATGAGCAGTACATCGAGCGTCAAAAAGAGGCGATTCGGCTATCCAAACAACCCCAGTTTTACAAACCCTCACAGCAACCCCCACCAATGCACCCTGCACAACAAGCCCAACCCGGCCAATTCCGAACGATCACAACCGACAACACAGGCGGCGGATTTCTTGGTGGTCTTGGGCTTGGAGGCATATTCAAATGAACATCATCACGATTGACTTTGAAACAGCCTATGGCGGTGACCTTGGGTTCGCCAAGCAGACCACTGAGGAATACATTCGGGACCCACGCTTTGAGGTTATCGGTGCGGCAGTACAGGTAAACGATGGTGAGCCGGTGTGGTTCAGCGGTACGCACCAAAAGATGCTGGACTTCCTGAACAAGTATGACTGGAAGAATTCTCTTGCGCTGGCGCACAACGCACCATTCGACGGGGCCATCCTGAATTGGCAGTACGGTATTACACCCAAGGGTTGGCTGGATACGCTGAGTATGGGTCGGGCGCTTCACGGTACGCAAGTGGGTGGAAGCCTCGCAGTGTTGGCCCAGCATTACGGCATCGGTGTCAAGGGTGAGCAGGTCAAGCAGTACATCAATTACTTCCGCAAGACTTTCACCAAGGAAGAGCTGGCCGACTACGGCAACTACTGTAAGAACGATGTGAAGCTGACGTGGGACTTGTTTGGGCACATGAGCGTGGGCTTCCCGAAGATTGAGCTACGCCTGATTGACCTGACTGTGCGCATGTTCACCGAGCCAGTGTTGCAGTTGGACAAGGGGATGTTGGAACACCACTTGACCATAGAGAAGGCGCGTAAAGCCGAGTTGCTTGCCGCTTTTGACAAAGACATATTGATGAGCAACCCGCAGTTTGCCAACTTGCTTGTATCGTTTGGTGTTACGCCGCCAATGAAGAAGAGCCCAGCCACAGGGAAACAGACCTTTGCGTTCTCTAAGACAGATGAGGAGTTCAAGGCTTTGTTGGAGCACCCAGATACTCGGGTACAAGCAGTAGTTGCGGCCCGGCTGGGTACGAAGTCAACCATTGAGGAAACCCGCACCGAGCGGTTCATTGGCATCGCCTCCCGAGGGCCAATGCCAGTTCCCCTACGCTACTACGCCGCCCACACAGGACGGTGGGGTGGTGACGACAAAATAAATTTGCAGAACCTGCAACGCACATCGCCTTTGAAGAACGCCATCCTTGCACCCTATGGTGACGTGATGATTGACTCAGACTCATCGCAGATTGAGGCACGGACGTTGGCATGGCTGGCTGGACAAGACGACTTGGTGGAGGCATTTGACCGTGGCGAAGACGTATACAAAATCATGGCATCGGCTATCTATGGCAAAGCGATCAGCGCAATTACGAAGGATGAACGGTTTGTCGGTAAGACGACGATTCTTGGGGCTGGCTATGGTATGGGTGCGGCTAAGTTTAGAGCGCAACTCAAAACTTTTGGAGTGGAGGTACCAGAGGATGAGGCGAAACGAATCATCGACACGTACCGAACTACCTACCCAAAGATCACCGCACTTTGGAAAGCGGCGGCAAATGTCCTCCCCGCAATCATCAGTGAACAGACCACATCCTTTGGTCGGGACGGCATTCTCAAAGTAGATGGGTCGGACGGCATCTTGTTGCCCAACGGACTGCGCTTGAAGTACCCCAATTTGCGGCAAAAAGTAGATGAGGAGAGCGGCAAGGTCGAGCTTGTGTACGACACTAAGAAAGGCAAGGCAGTCATCCCCAACCGAATCTATGGCGGCAAGGTGATTGAGAACGTATGCCAAGCCCTTGCACGTATCGTGATCGGTGAGCAGATGCTGATGATTGCCAAGAAGTATCGTGTGGTCATGACTGTGCATGACGCCGTGGCTTGTATTGCACCCGAGGCCGAGGCTGAAACAGCTAAGGAGTACGTTGAATTGTGTATGCGTATCCGCCCGTCGTGGGCACCCGAGCTACCCCTGAACTGTGAAGCAGGGTATGGCAAATCTTATGGAGACTGTTAATGAGAAAACTGCTTAGAAACTTTGTGGTGTGGGTGATGGGGGCGAATAACAGGGACGACAGGGCCGTGTTAAGCGCTGAGCAAGATATACAAAACCACCTTCAAGCCTCATTCCGACTCGGCATGATAAATGCCTCGAATGGACGTATATTGGAGATGTCCACGTACAAGCGCAACCCCCACGGCCCTGACTGGACAAGCGAGTTGTTTATCGTCCCCGAAGACCAAACCCTTGCCGAGTGCATCTCAACAATCCTAACCGTCAAAGGACTCACATGAGTATCGTCTGGTCGTTCAGTAGCCTGAAAACATTTCAGCAGTGCCCCAAGAAGTACTATCACACCAAGATAGCCAAGGACGTTGTTGAGCCTGACACAACGGCGACGCTGTACGGCAAGACTGCTCATACCGTAGCAGAAGAATACATTCGGGATGGCAAGCCAATCCCGCCACAGTTCGAGTACATGAAGGACACGCTGGATGCCCTGAACAACATTGAGGGTGAAAAGCTGTGCGAGGTGAAGCTGGGCTTGACCAAAGACTTGAAGGCTTGCGAGTTCAGTGCGCCCGATGTGTGGTGGCACGGCATTGCCGACTTGGTTGTGTTGAATGAGGAAAAGGGTTTGGCGCACTCTGCTGACTACAAGACCAGCAAGAGCGCACGGTACGCAGACACCAAACAGCTCGACCTTGTGGCGGCTGGCATCTTTGCAAAGTTCCCCAAGATCAACAGGGTGAAGTCGGCGCTCATCTTCACGGTGAGCAAGGAGTTTGTGAAGGCCGAGCACCACAGAGAAATGATGCCAAAGTACCTAGAGAAGCCAACAAAAGATGTTGCGCGGATTGAGGCGGCGTTGGAAAATGGGGTGTGGAATCCCAGCAGTGGGCCACTGTGCAAGTTCTGCGCAGTCAAGCAATGCGAATACAACAGGAGTTAATCATGCCCTACGTAAACAAACCCCGACCCTACAAAAAAGAATACGAGCAACAGAAAGCTCGTGGTGAACATGAAACCAGAATGGATAGACAACGTGCAAGAAACGAGATGGACAAGAAGGGCATTGACCGTACTGGAAAGGACATCGACCATGTGGTTCCCTTGTCCAAAGGGGGAACAAATGCTAAGAGCAATCTTAAGCTCAAGACCCCGAGCGCCAATCGTTCATTTACCCGCAACTCTGACCACACGGTCAAAACCAACAAGCCAAAAAAATGAACTTATCAGAGTATGAGTGGCCCCGTCCCCACGGGTTCACCCCGTTCGATCATCAGAAGATTACAGCCGAGTTCCTAACGACCAACAACAAGGCGTTCTGCTTTAACGAGCAAGGTACAGGCAAGACAGCATCAGTGATTTGGGCAGTTGATTATTTGATGCAACGAGGGTTAGTGAAGCGTGTGTTGGTGATCTGCCCTTTGTCGATCATGAAGTCGGCATGGCAACAGGACTTGTTCAAGTTTGCAATCCACCGCACGGTGTCGGTTGCACACGGTTCCGCCAAGAAGCGCAAAGAGATCATCAATGCGGGGTCAGAGTTTGTCGTCATCAATTTTGATGGGGTTGGAATTGTCAAGAACGAACTGCTCAAGGGCGGGTTCGACTTGATCGTGGTAGATGAAGCGTCAGCGTATAAGAATGCTCAGACAGTTAGATGGAAAGATTTGCGCGACCTAACAAAAGTTATACGCGGTTTATGGATGCTCACCGGAACACCGGCGGCTCAAGCGCCTACGGATGCTTACGGATTGGCAAAGCTGGTCAACCCCCACGGCATCCCAATGTTCTATGGGCAGTTCAGAGATCAGGTCATGACCAAGGTCAGTGAGTACCGCTGGATACCGCGCCCTGAATCAAAGCACATCGTACACAAGGCACTTCAGCCAGCCATTCGGTTCGAGAAGAAGCAGTGTCTTGACCTGCCGCCTGTGACGTTTGCCGAGCGTGATGCCCCCTTGTCCCCCCAGCAGTTGAAGTACTACAACGTGCTCAAGAAGCAAATGCTGATCGAGGCCGATGGGGAGGAAATCTCCGCAGTCAACGCCGCCGTGAAGCTCAACAAGTTGCTCCAAATATCCGGCGGCGCAGTGTATACGGATACTGGAGAAGTCCTAGAGTTCGATGTGTCGGGCCGACTGAATGTGGTGCAGGAAGTCATCGACGAGACCAGCAATAAAGTACTTGTGTTTGTTCCGTTCACGCACACCATCGAGTTGCTTGAGAAGCACTTGGTCAAGCACGGCATCACCTGCGAAGTCATCAATGGGGATGTGCCTGTCAATAGACGTTCCGAATTGGTAAAACAATTTCAGGACGGTGTACACCCCAAAGTTCTCATCATCCAACCGCAAGCGGCATCCCACGGACTTACCCTAACTGCTGCCGACACGATCATCTGGTACGCTCCCTGCTCCAGCGTGGAGACGTATCTACAAGCCAATGCCCGAATTGACCGCCCCGGTCAGGTCAACCCAATGACCATCGTGCATATAACAGGCAGTCCGATAGAGACAAAGATGTACGCCCACCTGCGGGGCAACATTGCACACCACACGAAAATTATTGATTTGTACAAGCAAGAAATAATTTCCGAAGGTACTTGACAATGTTAAGTTCTGTGATAGACTAAAACCTCAAAACAACTGGAGCTAACTATGGACGCATTAGAAGTTCAGGGAGAACAACCCTCTATCCCCCTCGACAAACTCACCGCCATCTACATCAAGATGCGCGATGCCAAAGACAAACTCACCGCAGACTACAAACAGCAGTACGCCCATTTGGAAGAACAGATGAGTGTGCTTGAGCTGGAGATGCTTGAGATTTGCAAGAACATGAATGCCGACAGCATTCGCACAAAAGCTGGCACGATTGTTCGTTCCGTAAAGTCACGGTACTGGACGAATGATTGGGATTCTATGTATCGCTTCATCAAAGATAACGATGCGTATGGCCTGCTGGAAAAGAGACTTCATCAGACACACATGAAAGAGTTTCTTTCCGAGAATCCCGACCTGCTCCCTATGGGCTTGAACGTAGAGAGCGAATACACCGTGGTTGTTAGACGTTCTAAGGAAACCTGAAAAATGAGTGAAGACCAACAATTGAGAATGGAAGCAATGCGCCTTGCGGTGAAAGTCCTTGAATCCCGCGCCATTGACATGGCAAAGGAAGACATTGTCGAAATGGCTTCCAAAATTTACACCTTTATTAGTGGAGAAACAAAATGAGCAACATTACTTTGCTGAACCAAGACCTTCCCGACTTTCTGCAAACCGCCGGAGTCAGTGAGCTTACAAAACAACTCGCTGGTCGTACTGGCGTTAAACGAATCGTCCCCAAGAACGGAATCTTCCGCAAGGTTGTGGGCGGTGAAGAGATGGGTAAGGTCAAAGGCGACTTGAATGTTGTCGTTGTCAATGCTTCCCCCAAAGTTGGTCGTATCTTCTACGCAAAACAATGGAGCCCCGAAGCTGAGCCAACCGCACCTGACTGTTTCTCCAATGACGGCAATGTGCCCGATGCAGGTTCCGTGAATAAGCAATCTGACCGTTGCGATTCATGCGAGCAAAACATCAAGGGTTCAGGTATGGGCAACTCCAAAGCTTGCCGTTACTCACGCCGCATCGCTGTGACGTTGGAAGAAGACTTCGGTACTTCCCTCGAAGGTTCTGTGTACCAAATGAACTTGGCCTCCAAGTCTTTGTTTGGTGAAAGTGTCGGCGACAACACGCACCCCTTTGAGAGCTACACCAAGTACTTGGCCAACAACGGCAAGAGCTTGGACTACGTTGTTACACAGTTGAGCTTCAATGAAGACAACGACAACCAGTCCATCCTGTTCACACCAGTGCGCTTCATCAACAAGGGCGAACACGCGATCACCAGCAAAGTGGCCGCACTCCCCGAAGTGCAGAAGATGGTTGTGATGACACCGTATCAAGCCGATGCGTCAGGCCGTGCGCCAAAGTTGGAAGCCCCCAAAGCTGAAACACCCAAAGCCGCCGCACCTGTTGTCGAAGCTGATGCAGTGGAGGAGCCCAAGAAGCGCGAGTCCAAGAAGACCGCCGAAGCTACGCCCACACCCAAGAAGAGCTTGGATTCCGTGGTTGCGGCTTGGACGGACGAGGAGTAACGCATGACCTATGGTTACAGCCAGAGTTTGGTTGCGGCAAACAAAAAAGCCAATGCTAAATCTTTGGGCGTAGCCTTGGGTCGCTTCTGCGTTGTGCGGGGGATTTCAGCAATGAGAGTTGCGGAAGCACTGGGCGTGAGCCGTACTACGGTTTACAACTGGTTCGTGGGCGAGTTCGCCCCATCCCCCGACCATAGCGAGCAGATTGAGCGTTTCATGGCACGGCACAAAAAACACGGATAACAATGTCTACATTTGATTTGCTCGACACCGTACTGCCGACAGACGGTAGGTACTGCGTGGTTGGCATAGGTAAGTATGTAGATCAGCGTTTTGCAGACACAAGGGAAGATGCCGAAGCGATCATCCAAGAGTTCAACACCAAACAAGTCAATGTGTATTTCGGCTGTGCCAAGTTTGGTACAGCAGATGACAGGACGCACGAGAACGTAGCCTTTGTCCGAGCCCTTTGGCTGGATATTGATTGCGGCCCGACCAAAGGTGTACCGAATTCCAAAGGGAAGATTGAAGGCTACCTCGACCAGCAAACAGGGCTGGTAGAGCTTCAAAAGTTTTGCAAAGCAATCGGCTTACCCAAACCAATCTTGGTGAACTCCGGTAACGGCGTTCATGCTTACTGGTTGCTTGAAGATACATTGACCCGCAAAGAGTGGGAGCCACTGGCCAAGCGACTTAAACAACTCTGCAAAGAGCAGGGCTTGATCGTTGACGACAAAGTATTCGA